CTGTAGCCCCTGCTTGAAAACTCGACAACCCGTAGTGCCAGAATATATAGGTACATTAGAGTGACCTCACTTTAACAGCTGAGCGTAGCTGAGTTTAGTAGGGAACAAGCAAGGCCAAAGGTCTACTGTTTCAACAATGTCCATGCGAAGCCGGTGCGGTAGGTAGTTAAAGTTCGCTACATCCGCGACCACCTCGGCTAGCTCTGCGTGTGATTGGGCGAGAGCCCCGACCAACCACGTATCAACGTCATCAGTGCTGATCTCGCGCTCGTCGTTTACACGCTCAACAATCATGCCGCCTTGCGATTTGGCGTAAGCCTCAAAGCCCTCGATCAAATGCGAATACATCTCGTCATTGTCGAGGTATGCAATCGGGGAAAGTTTGTCCCCGATGCACAAATACACTGTCAATTCACCTCTCATGACGTTCGCTCCACTATATCCTTTAGCTGGAAATCCTTCGCCGCGTCCCACCCAATGGCTTCTTGCAACTGTTCTTCGGCTGCGTCGTAGGCATCATCCTCGCTTGCAGCTTCGACAACATATGTATACTCAAGTGTTTCAACAGGTATCCAGCTGACGAGATACGTCTTGCGATCCCCATCACTTTCATTCGATTCAAACATAGATTTAACTCCTCGTTTTAGCTATAGTCAGGTGTCTCAAACAACTTGGGACACCCCTTTTTATAGCAAGAACCTGTCAGGAAATAAAGCACTAAAATGCACTTTGTAACACTAGTACTTTCTCATGAAAAAAGTTTTTGGAAAACGTCGCAGAATATAGGTGTTACAAGTGTTACACTGTTACAGCATCGCGAAACACGAGGCTTTCTGCGCGTTACAGCCGACTATTTTGTAACACTTCTGTTACGTTGTAACACCTAAAACGTGAAAAACGATGTTTTATAACGTTGATGGGACTTATGATTTTTGATTTTTTGTTATATAAATCTCATAGAAAAAGCCTATAGGAGAGAATAATTGACCGAAATAATGCAAGAACCTGACAGTAAAACAGACCTCGAAGCACCCGAACCGCTGCGACGATTGACCAATCGGCAGAAAGAATTTGCTAGGCATTATATTGAAGGGCGTTATTCAAATGCCGAGTGCGCTCGAAAGGCTGGCTATGCCGAAGACAGTGCCAACGTCCAAGCCTCCAAACTTTTGAACGGGAGAGACTTCCCGCTGGTGGTCGAGCATATCGCGGAAGAACGCGAAGCGCGTGAAAGAAAGTATGGCGTGACACTCGTCAACCAACTTAAACGTTTCGACGAGCTTTCACATGGTGCCGAGGAGGCTGGTCAATTCTCCGCTGCAATCAATGCCGAGAAGATACGCTCTTCTCTTGGTGGCCTGACTATCGACAGACGCGAGACAACAAACGTCCATAAGTATGATGACCTGTCCCGCGAGGAAATCACGGCGCGACTGGCAAAGCTACAAGAGAAATACCCAGCGGCATTTATTGAAGGCGATTATAGCGAGGTAAAAGATGGCGAACCCAGAAGCCCTACTGTGGCAGCAATTGAAGAAAGTACTACCGAAGAAAACGCACACGACAAGGATTGAAAACCGAGCAGGTTCGGGCGTCCCTGATGTGCATATTGTACATGAAGGCGTCGCTGTTTGGGTGGAGCTAAAAGTAGCAAAAGCTAATAAGGTAAACGTGCGTCCATCACAAATTGCGTGGAATATGGCCTATTCTGCGGCTGGAGGTATTAGCTTCTTCCTAGTTTCGCGCCCCTCGAAGGGCGATCTATTTTTATTTGAGGGCGGAAAAGCGTTGGATCTTGCGGCTTGCGGGTTAAATGATCCTGATTTGAGTCCCGTGTTTCACGGGTCGAGTCTTGCGGCTTGCGTTTCGTGCGGCTTGCGACTCGGGACAGATAAATAAAAAGCAAGAACACCAAACTCCGCCACCATTTTCAGGTAGCGGAGTCCGGGAGTTGTTAGTGTGCGTGGTATGAAACGTTTGGCACGTCGCGCGACCAGCAGGCGCGGCAGTCTTGACACTTTCCGCCTTGTGTTGGTGCGGGGCATGAGTGCCCGATCGCGGTGGCATCTTTGTCCACTGTAGACGTTTGGCCGTTCCAGCCTTTGGGCGGCTCCCCGTCGACCATTGCGGCCGATAGTCTTAGTGTCACGTTGTCGGGCAGGGCAACCATGTCCAAGGCCTTGCGCCAGATTGCTTTTTCTTTGGTTGGTATCCAATGAGTTTTGCTTGGCGTGGCCTCGCAAACTTTTAAGATTCCGAGTGCATGCTTGACGCTTTGCACGTCGCCAGAATCGAACCACCGAAACCAAGGCGATTTTGTCCGATTTATGGTCGCGACCATGAGATCGACCCACTTAGGCGAAGCCATGAAGGCCTGACGGTTTTGCATTGCCAGCTTAACGCTTGGAAAATTATAAGTACCTTTAAGCGCGTAGCAGCTTGAGCAGACTGAGCCCTTGACCTTGGCAAGCTTTGCGCCTGTTTTACAATCTTGCGCGGGCGTACTGATAGAATAGCCTGGCATTTTGCTGGTATTGGATAGGATTGCCGACCCGTTAAATGTTCCTAGATTCTTTGTCATTTGATAAACTCCCGTTATTTGTTGACAGTAAAAAGATTAGCCTTTTTTGTTGGTAGATGCAAGCCTCAAGTTTAGTGGTCTTCGGATCTTGCGGCTTGCGGTTCGGGCCCTGCGGTTCGGGGCCCATGGAAAAAGACCAGGCTTGCGCCTGGTCTCCCCCTATAGATGCGTTAGGCACTGGCCGCAGAATGGCGAGTCAGTGAACTGAGGCGCCTCACACTTAAAGCAGACATCCAGTTCGGTGCCGTCTTCCGTGTATAGTTCGCCGCCGCCATCATACTCTTCCCACTCAGTCCAGTAGGCCGACCCTGCTTCGTAGTCTTCGGCGAACATCTCGCGTGTGTATCCGTCCGTGAACCAGCAGGCATCTGAGCAGCCATAGCTTCCATCGTCTCCGACGTAGCCTTTATTCATGCCCTTGCCGCAGGTGCTGCACTTTCGGTTGAATACTTTTGGTTCACTGGTCATAAGCCATAATCCCGTCTTTATACATCAGCACCAAGAACAAGGTGCCGATAGCCATGCAGAGAACGCCAAGCCACAAGCTGCCCAAGATAGTGAAGGCCGCAGCCATGTGCCACATGAACAATGTGCCGAGGAAGTAGAAGATGATAAACAATCCGCTAGACATGCTTTATTCTCCTTCCAGTGGTTCGTTACAGAATTCAATTAGGGCGTCACGAAGCTTGGTCGGCATGACTGCGTCATGCTCTTCCATCCACTCTTTGACAAACACCGCTGTGCGTAGTCGCGCGTTGCGCTCATCCATTTCAGCCTTAAACCTTTTCAGTTGGTGAAGACTCGCTGTCTTGACTTGTTGAACTTGTGTCATTTGATAAACTCCCGTTAATTGATTGACAGTAAATAGTAGCAAAGGCGCGGCCAGATGTCCAGCCGCGCCCCGTGTTTATGCTTCTAGTTTGCGCTTCATGATGCGTTCATAGTCTTCCTTGAACCGCTTGGTTATACGGCTGACAAACTTGGTCCGGGTCTCTCGCGTCGCGTTGGTGTTGAGACCAATGTTTGCGTGAATGACCTCGACCTTCGATAGCCAGCTTTCACCTTCGCGCCACTCCCAACCAAGATGTTTGTCCATCTCAGTCCAAAACGTAGCCGACCCTTCGGAGTGCCAGCCCATCTTGCCCATCAGTGCCTCATATATCTGAACGCGGCAGAAAAACTCGAGATAGTTTTCCTCCGTGATGGTCGGCATGCCGACGACCATCGTTGCCCAAACAAGCTTATCGGTTGCCGGATGCATGTATTCTAGGCCTGCGGCGCGTTGCTCATCGCTGCAATCATACTTGTCCGGCCACGTATCCGTGGCCTTTCTCCAACACACTTCGTCTCTTACGTCTGATAGATTCCAATTCAATGACATGATATTCTCCTTATCCTAAAAGTTTGACGACTTGCTGAGTGCCAGCGTCGACATGATACGCGGCGCGGTCGCGCAGCGTGATAGTCCAAAAGCCTTCGCGCGAACCACGGTTCAACACTTCAGCCCGCAGCGCGGCGAATTCTTTGTCCGCTTTAGCCTTGGCTTCTTTAGCAGCGGCGAACCGCTTACGTAATGTTTGGTCTTTGATATTCATAGCAATAACTCCTCGTTGCTGGTTAATGTCTATGACATTAAACTGACAAGAAATAGATGTCAATAGCTTGACAGAAAATAAATAATCTTTTTTCGCCGCCGCTTTCTTGGGCTACATAAAAAGGGGTCGGATTATCTTTTGCGCCTTCGCACCCCCCCCACCCCCAATATCGCACCCTGCGGTTTTTTAGATAGGCCTGTAATACT